TCCCGGCTGATGCTCGATGCGAGCGGTGCCGGTCTTCGACTTTACTGCCACGGCACACCTGCAGCCTGCGTCGGATGCCGCTGTTCATCTAGTTGAGCCTGCAGGGCGGCTTCGATCTCGGCCACCTTCTCAGCGCCAAACTGGTCTTTAACCCAACCGATCACCATCTCCTCGGTGAGATCCGCAAAAGGGATTAGCTTGTCGGGGCGCTCAAAGCCAAGGCTGCCATAGGCGCCGCTGTTATAGGTGCCATCGTTGGCGTCGATGGTGTAGTGCGCCGTCATCACGAACCCATCAGCGGTCTCGCGCTCTAGGTTGGCAATGTGCCAGGTGAAGACCGTGGTGGGTGCTTCAGGTGCAGCAGCTTTGGCCATGATGAAAGCTAGTTCTGTTGGAGTTTAATGGTGGTGCAACCTGTTGGGAATGGCCGGTTTACTCGTCCTCGTCTGCGTCTGACTCAAGCCAGCTCGGGTAAACCAAGGCGAAACACTCCGGGGATTCCACGAAGTCATCTTGGATTTCTTCCTTGCGCTGTTCGATGCGCTCCCGGCGCTCAGGGTCGAAGTCCTTGGTGAGTTCGGAGAAGGGGCGGGTCATAGGTGACTACTTGGTCACTTCAGCAAAGATTTTGGCACGAATCTCACAGCAAATCTCAAGCTGGCGTTCTTCGGATAAGCCACACGCAATTTCAGGGTCGTAAGGCTCGTAGTTGTGGACTGCTAGCCAGACAACCCTGATTTCGTCTCTGGTGAGTTCCATCGATGGTAGTGAGTAGGACTACAAGGTCTCAGCGAACCAACCATTCTTCAACGGAATCGCTAATGTCGCGCATCTTGATCCAGCGGCTGCCAGTAGGTTGATCTTTGCGGATACGGAGTTTGCCCATCAAACCGACACAATCCCACTCGGGGCGATCTTCGCGGTTGACGTACTCCTGGTCGGGGTCGTAGGCGGGGTTCAATTTGCGACGCTGCTGGATGACGGTTTCGCCTTCATCGTTGACGACCTCGTAGTCCTCAAGGATGTAAGTGCCGTAGTCATCACGCAGATACTTGCCGGACCACTTGTTCCAAGCTGCGTCACCGACCACGCTGGGGTTGCCAGAAATTACACCGATAGGATCTTCGCCATCTTCGGCAGGGCGGATTTGATTGCCATCTAAGACAACGCTAATGCCACGGCGATCATCTTCATCAGGGTTGCCGTCGCTCCATTCAAAGTATTCAGCGTAGTCAGCACCGCCGCCGTTCCAAGAGCCGTCTGCGTAAGCTTGACCGTCACCGCGAAGCTTAAACTCAGTGTCAGAGGAGCCAGAAGAATCAGAGTCAGCTACAAGGAAGTTATAGCTTGAGGAAGCTGCTCTGACAGCTTTTAGTACAGATACACTGGAAGCAAAAGAAGAGTTTGTCGCTCTTTGTAATAATACAGTTGTTACCGTGTTATGAATGTTCACTTCATTGAAGTCGCCAGTCGCACTCTCAAGAGAAGAGCTAGCTCCTTGTTGCTTAATACTTCCAACACTGTTAATCCTCATCCGCTCCGTCGGGCTGCTCGCTCCATCGGCGGTAGTGGAGAACTCTAGTCTTGTTGGGAGGTCGCCTGATCCAGGCGTTCCGTCAACCTTTGCTTCAACAAGTGCGCCAACAGAGAAGTCTCCAACACCATCGGATCCACTGAATCGAATTTGTCCTAACGAGTCACCGTTGTTAACAATTGTGTTTGATCCAATGGAGCCGCCTCTCGCTTTGCCCAGAAATATGTAAGCGCCAAACTCGTTGTTCCCATTATTGATAATGCTTAGGGTAGAGCCTTGGTACGTGGTTCCTTCAAGTTGGATTTGTGGGGTGTGATCGCCATGAACGGTACGCGAACTAGACGTGCCAACTAACAGGCGTCCCGAACTGTCGATGCGGGCGCGTTCGGAGCTATTTGCTCCAAACAAAAGGGCGTTATCTGTGTGGCTATAGCCAAACCAGCCTTGGTTAGTTGTGTCGCCAGTATCAGTGAAGGCTAAATAGCCAGCGGATGTAGATCCTGTGTAAAGGGTAATTCCTCGATCACTACTACCAGCGCCAATAACAAGATCATCGGTATTGCTGTTAATGTTTCCAGGCGCAGTATTGCCAATCCCTACGCGGCCTCCAGAAGGCAACAAAGCAAGATCTGCGTCATTTCTAGAGTGTGTATTAATTAACTGAATTGCTGTTTTATCGGCTCCGGAACCCGAGCCACTCGCATAACTGGGGCGATAGTTAATCTTCCAGCCATCTACGCAGCCGGCGGCTGTACCTAATCCGTTAATAAGCCTAAAAGCAGGAACAACTGCTGAATTTGAAAAATTTAACGTAAGCGCGTCTGAATTTTCTGCTTTTATTGAAAGAGGTGCCTCAGGGCTACCCGTCCCCAGACCTACCCGCCCACTGGAGTCAATAACGAGGCTGTTAACAGGTGCGCTGCCGTTAAAGCTGACGGCTTGGGTGGAGCCTGCACTGCCTGCGCCGACGAAGTTCAGAGCGCCGGTTGAGGTGAGGCGGAGGCGCTCGCCGCCGTTTGTGTTGATGCGGAAGGAGTTGTCGCTATGGAAGTAACCAATCCGACCAACGCCAGCGTCATCGGTGTCACCAAAATGAATAAACGATCCGCCTGTATTGCCACCCAAAATGCCAAGACCGGCGTAATCACCAGTGCTCCCATTGTTAGAGATAAGCTGAACAAGGGAGCCGTCCAGTGATGTTGCTGCGCTATAGCCATTACTGACGTGCAGCCTTCTGGGCTCCGATGTGGTGCCGATGTTGACACGGCCACTGGAGTCAATGAATAGCCTTCCACCACCATTAGTTGAGATGGCTACTTGGTCTGCGCCAGGGGAATAGATGCCGGTGTTTTCGTCGCCTTCAATCGCAATGCTCGGCGCTGCTGCCGTGCCAAGCGGGATGCCGCGAAATAATTCCTCAATCGTGATGCGCTTATTTTTGTTGGCTGCCGCTGCTTCGCTGATGTCAACAATCGGCAAATAGTCGCCAGAGGCAGGCGCCGTTAATGCCGTCAAATCTGAAATCTTGCGGTCAGCCATAGGTCAGGATTCCTGTAAACGATTCGAATCAGGTTGTAGCCAGCATAAATGCGCTAGCCATCACCACACCACAATCAATGCAGCGCCAGCACCGCCATTTCCCGCTGCAGCACCAGAGCCCCGTCCGCCCCCACCACCCGGTACTAAACCTGCAACAGATGTGCCCCCACCAGCGCCACCGTTAATTGATGTACCACCAGTGGAGCCTCCACCGCCACCACCCCAGCCAGAACTGCCACCAGTTCCAGTGCCACCGGCAGCCCCACCAAAAGCAGCCCCACCGGCAGTTGCATCACCACCTTCAAACAAGGTGCCACCACCAGCACCACCAGCACCACCAGCACTGCCTTGAGCACCGGCTGACGCTGAACCACCACCACCGCCACCTTCGATATTTCCGCCACCACCGCCACCAAAGGCGGATAGCAATGCGCCAAACGTTGTAGTGCCTCCTGCGGCGCCGTTTGAAGAACTGCTAACACCACCAAGACCACCAGCGCCAACGGTGACCGTTACGGTGCTAGGCAAATCAGCAAGTTGATAAAGCCTCTGCACACACGCACCGCCGCCTCCACCTCCCGCACTTCCAGCACTGTTACGTCCACCACCACCGCCACCGCCCCAAATGGTCACCAAGGCAACGACACCTGTGGATGGTTTTGTCCAGGTCGTGGCGCCAACCGTTGTGTAGTAAAAGACTTGGGAGTTGGTCAGGCTGCCCCAGCTCACCACGGAGCCGTCAGTAACGAGGGCTTTGCTGGCGTTTCCGGTCTGTGATGGCACCAAGGCATTAATGGCACCCGATGCGGTGGTTTGGCCGGTGCCGCCATTGGCGATTGCAGTCAGACCACCTACTGCAAAAGTGGCGTTAAGCGTGCCAATGACAATCCAGCCGGTATTGGTGGCGTTACGAACTTTCCAGACGGCGGGGCTGGTGCTGATGTCGATCCAAGGCTGAAAGGCGACAGTGGTGGCGGGAGCACTTGCGCCAGAGCTTTGGCTGAACAGTGCCGCCAGGTTGTCATTGATATCGGTGCGGACTGCCGGAAATGTGGCGTTCTGTACGGTCTGATCAGACTGCGCCATTACAGTGCTCTCCCAAATCCTGTGGCGGTGTAGTGATACGCCTTTTCAATCGTAGCTGCACCAGCGTAAAAATCGACCTCAAAGCCTGTGGTGGTCACGTTCGAGAGCAGGTAACGCTCGTCGGATAGCAGCTCAACCGGCGTGATGGCCATTGAGTAAATGTCGAAGAAGGCATGGTCGAACTGGACAGTTGTGGCTTTTGTCGGATTGGAGCTGGATGTAACACGCCGCACCAGCTCAGGGATCATGCGTAACTGTTCAATGGCAATGTTGACCGAAGCATCGTTCGTTGTGAGGATTGCCTTGATTTCAAACGCACGTCCTTGCACCACACCGTTGATAATTTCGGTGTACTCACCCCATGTTGGTGTACCGCTTGGATCGTCGTTTGTTGCACGAATGTAATAAGTAACATTGGTAGCATCGCTGGTGTTGCCATCAAACAAACTTGGATGATCGTCAAATAATCCGGGGGCGCTATCAAATAGGCCAGATACATTTAAATCACGCTTCAGTATGTATCGACGGAAATTGACATCGAATACATCGCCAAGATCAAGAGTCTCGCGGAAATAGTATTCCGCTTGTGCATCGCCAAGAGCATAAATAGGTTCGTAGTAATCCAACGCAACATAGAGATTGAGATCTATGACTAAGGCGTTTTCGGGTACATCGTATGAACAGTTGACGGTGGTTCCACTAAATGAAGCCGGCAGAGTAAAGCCAGCAACAAACGTAATTAAATTTTCTTCTTCAAATTGAGCACCTGCAAAATAATGATCCGTGGAAAAAACATCTTGAACATACGTAAGTGCAACATATAAATCCAACTTCAAACGCGATTCGTATTCGGGTAGGTTGGCTTCAAATGCAGTTGCGTTTTCAGATTGGTTGCCCGTGTAGTCTTGGAATTTGACAAAATATGTTCCAGGCAATAGAGGCACTTGCTTTTGCGTTGCATTGCCTGCCACGGCGGTGACAACCTGTGTGCTGTAAGCCCAAGAAGCAGTAGTTATTGGACGTGGGTCGTGGCGAATAATGACTTTGCCGCCAACGCGTACATCCAATTCCGTGGTTTGATTCCAAGTCAGCACGGCGAGGGCTTCGCTAATCGGCACCAGCGTCAAGCCAGTTACATCCAGCGGCGCAGCACTAATGCCCTCGACGATGTAAGTAGCAATCGCTGGAGAGCTGTACAGGACGTTGCTTGCGCTGATGCTGCTGACTTGGATCTCGTACGCGCCGGGGCGTACATCCTCAATGTCAAACGTGGTGCCTTGGACGGTGCGCGTGGTGAAGTTGTCGTCCTCGTGGCGGTATTTGACGCGGAAATTTTTAATGCCCTTTGGTCCCAGCCAAGCAAATGTGATCTTGATAGCGATGCGGCCATTTAGCTCGTACTGCACTTCTTTGGTGGTGCCACCGCCCGGCACTGGAATGTCCAACACCTGCAGGCCGGATGGAGCGTCAGGGATGACGTTGAGGTCTGTGGTATCGCGCTGCTGCAGTTCAAAGCCGTTCTCGATGTAGTCGTATTTGCTGGCGTTATATGCAATCGCGGTGATTGTGTAGACAGCACTGTCTTGTTCTTGGACGCTCAGCACGCGCCAAGTGGATGTTTCAAGCGTGGGGCTTTCCAGTACCCACAGCGAATTGCTGTTAGGGGCTACTGAGAACGGGGTGGTTACGGTGATGTCTGCGCCAACGATGTCGAGCACCGGCTGCTGTTCGACCGTGCCATCGGGCAGGATTACGCTCAGTGTTGAGGCGCCGGGGCTGTAGGAGAGATCGGTATTAGATGTGTTGTCGACGGTGATGACGGTTGTGGTGGCGGTGTTGACGCGACCGCCGCGACGGGAACCAGCCTTGACTGGATCGGCAATCAAGATGATCTGGCCGGGGCGCACTTGCTGGCCGGCATCCAAGCTTGAGGTGAAGCTGACGACTTCCTTTTCGTAGCGTTCGGAATAGAGGAGCCAGCGACCGATGCGGTTGGCTTGTGCGCGGCTGGTGCAGGCGAAGGCGCTGATCTCAGTGCGGACCGCGCCGTACTTATCAATCGCCTCGGTGTCTTCGACCACTTCGTAGGCTGTGTCCCGAAGCCCCGGTTGCCAAACGCCCGAACTGTTGTAGCGGCCAATATCGAGGTAGCTGACGACCGCAACGTTGGGGCGGGTTTTGAGGCTGCTGCCGCTATAGCTAAAACCTTCAGGGGTGACGTTGGCAGCAGTAAACAGGAAGGCTGCGTCAGAGGGGCGATCCTGCGCGATTGTCATGCTGCCGCTGCTCCAGAAGCCTTGACAACGCATCACCGAAAGCAGGTCGTTGACGAGCTTGTAGGCTTCCTCGGCAGTTTGAATTGTGGTGTTACACGAGAAACGCACCTCCGTGCCACCAAAGCCGTCATCGACAAGTTCGTTGGCGTATTTGGAAGCAGCAAAAAATGCCCACTTGTCCAGTTGGGCAGCATCAATGTGCTCGCCAAATCCGTAGCGACTACTTGTCAATAAGTCGTACAAGATCCAAGCGGGGCACGCCGTCCAAGTAGCAGCAGCAAACGTTCCATTCCAGACAAAGTTTTCGGGATAGATGATGCGCCCGTTTTGTGGATCAACGCTCACCCCAGCGGGGATTGCCACCTTGACGCCTTTGACGAGGTAACTGCGGCTAGGGATGCTGTTGAACTGTTCGGCATCAACACGCAGACCGACAAGGGCGCTGTTGGGGTAGCGCAACTTTGCCCAAATGATCTCCGTGTAACTCTGCCAATTAAAGGCATTGCTGAGTAGTGCGCTGGTGCTGTCGGCGGTTACACGAGTAACGCGAATGTCAACAGAGTCGCTGGGGTTTAGGCGTGTCAGTTGGATCAGGTAGTCCTTGCGATATTCGTCGCCTGTACGCCCTGTAATGGTGTCGGTGGTGGCACCATTCAATCCGATTGCTTGATCGGTAAAACCGCCGCCAGCATATTGAACAGCAATTTTCAGTTGTACAGATGCACCGTTTGTATTGCCGGTGTTAGGGTCAATCCGCTGAAGTGCAGGGATAGCAATGGTTACACGAACAGCATCAACATCGACATCGGTAATACTGCGAACCAGTGGAACGTCTTTGACGATTGTGAGGCCAACGGGCTTCTCGTCTTCAACGCCAGGGCTGAGCGGGATGTAGGTTTGATTTTGCGTGCCGTTGCGGGTATAAATTTCAACGTCTTCAAAGTTGTAGGTGCCGTTTAAGTTTTGGATTGGCGTATTGTTGAGGTAAATCGAGGGAAGTGTTGATGCAGTTGGCACGCCATCGATGGTGACTGTTTGCTGCACCAAACCCTCAATTTCACCTTCTGAAATCAGGTCAATAACGTTGGCATACTGACGCGAGTCAAGGCTGTCCTTAGCCGTGCTTGGCGTGCGTGAACTGCCGCCACCATCGCCCTTGCCAAAGCCTGCACCAATGATTGTCATGCTTTCACCTGTTCAGTATCAACACCAGCAGAGATGACAACACTGCCGGTCAAGGTCAGCCCGTAGCAAATTGGAACGGGTGTCCCTTGGCGTGAAGTTTGCTGGATGCCAGAAAAGCTGTAGCTCTTGCGAGGGTCGGTATTGCTGTTGGCGCCCTGTGTGACAGTGGGGACTGGACTGAGTAGTTGCGCGACGCCACCGAGGACCAAGCTGGCACCCACACCAACAAATGCGGTTCCGACGGTGCCAATTCCGGCCAAACCGCCTAGTGCTACTCCGGCAGATGCAATGGCTCCAATGCCAAAACTTAGGGCAATCAACGCCACGCCAGCAAGAATGGAGCCCGTGCTTCCACCCGCACCAGTCAACACAGGGACGATTTTGATGTCCTGCAGGCCGGTCGGCTCGTGCAGTTGATCTAGGGTTAGATCTTCGCTGCCAACAGTGATGCGGTAATGCTGGTCCGCCATGTGTTTTTCAACGGCGGGGAAGTTGGCCACCAAAAAACGCACGGCTTCGGCAGCACTGGCAACATCTGCCTGCAGCACACGCCTGCCGATGAACTGAGCCAGCGGTCCGTAGAGCTTGATCTTACGGAGCATGGCGCAACCTCCTTCCTGTGCATTTTAAGAGCCAGCCACCGTATAAGTCACGAGTCGATAAGCGATTTTGCAGGTGATGCAACAACATCCCATCACCCAAATACACGCCGCAGTGGTTGAGGCCGGGTGATCCAATCGACAAAAGCAGTAGGTCGCCGCGCTCCAGTGGTTCGTCGTCTTGGAGTTGCCGGAAACCTGTCGCAGCCCAACAGCCCTCAAACATGGGTGCAGCCAAGAACTGCCCTGGGTCTAGCGGGCGGTCCCAGTCGCGGAGTTCGATGCCGTTTTCGGCATACCAGTCACGCGCCAGCGTCCAGCAATCCTGCACAGCCCACACCCACTGACGGCCGATCAGTGGTGCCTTGTATCCATTGGGGGTGTAAATGCTCCAGGCATTGGTTTTGGGATTGACGATGTGCCAAGGCAGGCCAGTTTTTTCGGCTGCTACCTTGTCCGCCTCGCTAGCGATGGCTGGTGTGATCGGGTGGCTGTGGACGATGGCAACAATCTCACCGGCATCCTCGGCAGCGGCATAGTCGTTGGGTGCCAGCACAAACATCTGTTCGGCGTGGGTAGCAAGGTTGCTACATGGCCAGTAACGCTCCTTGCCCTTGATTACCACCACAACACCGCAGGCTTCATTGGGATCCTCGGCCTGTGCGTGGGCTAAGGCAGCATCACGCCAGCTCATGCGAAGTAGGTGCCGATGCCGGGGTAGCCACCAAACGGCAACTCAGCGTTTTGACCAAAGCGCAGTTTGCAACTATCGACGCGCTTGCTGCAAACGTCTTGGCTGGCGTTCAGAACCACCTCGTCGTTTTCGTTGTAAAAATTGGTGCCGGCATAGCTGCATTCAGCAGAGCGGTAAACCCACTGGCACCGTGTCACGCATTGCCGCTTTGGCGCTCGCACACCAGCAAGGTCAAAAGCACTGGCCAGTTCAAACTCAACAACATCGCGGGTTTCGGCTGACTTTCGATCAACGAAATAAATCTCCCGTGGCCACTCGGCGTAGGGGTCGGCCGTGGCATTTACAGGTTCAAGGAAAATTGAAGTGCCATCTTCAAACAACAGCCTTGAACCATCTTCCAAAAGAAGTACATCTCCGGAAGCAAAATTTTCCGCGTCTAAGAATCGCTTTAGCGTCCTGATACGAATAACCTTGGCGCCTTCTAAGCCTTCTGGCAGGGTGGCAAGGATTGCGGTGATCGAGCCAAGTAGGTTGGATGCACGCAGTTTTGGGCGCGGCAGTTGGCCGTTGCCGTTGTACTCAAAACCATCTGCCTCGATTGGCAGTGCTTGGTACGCCTGCGAGTTCCAAATGATGTCTGTCAGGACTTCGTTGAAACCAGCGTGAAAGTAATACGTCTGGTCAACGCCGTGCTGGGCAGCATTCAATTCGAGCTGAAATAGCTCGATGACTGCACCAGGAGCGATCTCCTGTAATGCGGCAGTGAGGCTGGCTTGGCTGTCGCTGGTGACGTAACCAGCATCCCAGTAGCCGGTTACAACGTAGGCCATGCGTTATGCCGTGACAGCTTTAATGACGGCAAAACCAATAATGATTGCCTCGGACAACGAGCCGGCAGTGATATTACGGACGTTGATCGAAGCAGAACCTGCACCGGCTTGAGCGTTAAGAAGATAGGCGCCTGCCGTTCCAGCACTGACGTGGTTGAGTACCAGCAGATCAGTGGAGGCAATGGTGCTGTTGGTCAGCGTGAACGACACCGTGGTCGCTGCTGCCAAAGCGGCGCCGTTCAGGGTGATTTGGCCGCAACGCTTGTTGAGGGTCACGCCGGTACTTTTGCTGGTGGCTTGGGTAACCGTGCCGCCTTCGCCGGTGATGTAACCAGCCTTGTCGGTATTCAGGTTGGTGAAGTTGGCGTCCAGCTCGGTGTGGGTCAGTGGGCTGCCCTTGCCGGCGCGGGTGACGATGGTGCTCATGGAAGATCTCCGGTACTAGCAGTTTAGATGCTTATGCCATCAGGGTTCAAATACTTGACGGAAGGTGGCTGTGATGGTGTTGAAGTTGCAGCTCACCTGACTGGTCTGCCATTCGCTGCACACCCACTTGCCGGCATAGCCATTCGGATCAGTCCAATCAAATGACTCAGTAGCACCTCGAGCGCGCAGGAAGGTGAGGATGTTGTCCCGTTCGGTATCATTTCGATTGCTGAACTGAAGCTGCCAGGTCTTTGGTTGTGTGTTCAAGTTATAGGCAAGGCGTTGCTCATAGCCATCGCCGAATTTAACGGTGCGCACCGTAGGCGCTTCGGACAGATCAGCACTGAAGCTCGGCGTGTAGGTGAAAGTGGCCATTATGCGAGCAAACCTCCTGGACGTTTCTGCTTGATCAGTTCCTGCTGGACCGCGATGCCAATGGCCTTGCCAAGCTGATTAGCTTGATTGCCGTCACCTTGCACGTTAGAACCAGCGGCATCAACGTTCACCGTCACGCTCACCGCACCACCGCCGTTAGCTGCCTGCACACCGAGCCGGCCATCACGGCCGCGGCGCAGCGGCATGATCGCTTCAGGTCCGGCCTCACCCATCAGGCCGATGCCCTTGGCGAAGGGGAACATCGTCGGCTTATCGACGATGCCGCCACGGGCGAACTTCTGGATGCCGTTCTGGGCAAAGACGTTGCCCATGGCGCTCCTAGGGATATTGAACAAATCCATCACGCCACCCACCAACGGCCTGATGATGGCCTGCCGGATCGCGATGCGAGCAATGTCGGCGATGATGCTGTTGGCCAGATCGGTGAAGTTCGCCTTGCCGGTGGTGACGAAGCTGGTCAGTTGATCCTCTAGACCTTGGAAGGTATTGACGACGGCATCCCCAACTTGAGCGCCGAAGTTGCTGATCGATTCATAGTAGGCCTTGATCTTCTCATTGAAGTTCGCGCCAAAGCTATCCTCCTGCTCCTTTTGTTTCTTGTTGGCATCATCAAGTGCAGCAGCACGATCACGAAGCAGGCGGATGTGCTCAGCTAGCGCGGGGTTCGTAGCAGCTAAGATGTCAAGCTGCAACAGGTTGATCTGAGCGTTCAGCTTCTCAACTTCAGTCAATACCTTCTTATCGTTTTGCACCTCGCGAATCTTTGCGTCATAGTCATCAAGAGATGGCAGCAGATCTTTGAGGCCTTGCGTTAGCTGCTGATTTGCTAGCTCTGTATTTGCTTTGGAAAGTTGATTGATCAATGTTTCCAGCGGTTTCACGTTCATCTCGCCGCCAGCCGCTCTGATGTCACGGAACAACTTGACGACCTGCTGCGTCAGATCATCAACGGTTCGATCGTTCTCACGAATGGCTTCAGTACGATCGGCCAGCAGTTTCTCCACTGGCGTGCCGCCAACATTGGCGAACGCCGCGTTGGCATCCTCTACCTTTCGACGCAGGCTTTCCTGCAGATCCACCAGCTGCTGCGTCAATGTGTTGCGACGTTGCTGCAGTCTCTCGGCTTCGTTTGCAGCACGCTTAGCCTCCGCAGCGGCTCGCGCATCCGCCCCGCTCATGTCCAGTGCTGTCCGCCCAGTGCGGCGCCCGGTGCCTGGGGATGGGGCATCCGTGAACAACCGCTGGAATTGACCCATGTTCGCTTGAAAGCGCTTCATGAAGTCAGCGCCAAAGCGATCGGCCTCAGCCTGCGCACCAGCGAAGTCGCCCTTAAATGCCAGCGCAGCCCGTTTTGCAAAGGAACCGATCAGCCGAACAGCTTCATCGACGAGTTTGACCATGCCAAGCAGCACAGCCGCCACGCTGCGGATGCCGAACTTGATGACATTGAACAGATCAGTCCAGTCAGTTTTGCTATCAAACAGCTCGCCAAACACTTCGATGATTGACTGCAGAGCAGGGAGTAGTGCGTCGGTCAACTCCATCCCGAAGCCTTGAGTCTTGATCCCAAACTCGGTCAGCGTGTCGTTGAACAGATCAGACCTGGCAGCGAAATCATCGGAAATCTTGAAGGTAAATTTCTCCATACTGGCCGCGCCTTCATTCAGCAGCGGAATCAACTCGGCGCCTGCCTTGCCAAACAAGGCCACGGCCATCTGTGCCTTCTTTGCTCCATCAGGCATATCGGCGAACTTGTCCGCAATTTGCTTAAGCGCTTTATCGGTTGGGATCAGTTGACCGTTGGCGTCTTTAGCTGTGACGCCCAACTGCTTGAGAAGGCGCTGCATGTCGTCGTTGCCCTCCGCTGCCTTCACCAAGTTCAAGTTCAGCTTGTTGATGCCCTTGCCCAAGCTGCCCATATCAACATCAGCTAGCTTGGCAGCATTACCGATTCCGGTCAGAGCGACAGCGGCGATGCCAGTCTTGGCTTGAAGGTTGAACAGTTCATCGCCGGCGTTGATAGATTTCTTCACAATCGCCGAGAGTCCGCCAACGATTGCACTCCCAGCGATAGCTGCACCAAAGCCAGCGACGGCACCCTTCAGACCATTAAATGACATGGCCGCGTTCTTGGCCTGCCCCTGCAATCCCTGCATGGAATTGCCAAGCCGTCGGATATTGTTTTCGCCTTGAACGTCTGCCTTGATCCGCAGCATGGCATCCATGTTCATCGCCATGGCTATGCCCCCTGTTTATTGATCACGGTCATCGCTGCGGCCTCCATGATTTGCAGGTCCTCCAGCAGCGCGCGCGGTTCCTCTACGTCGTACAGCTTAAACAGCCAGCGCACCGCTGCATAGTCCAATCCGATCACCCCGCTCATCGTGGTGCGCCATTGCGTCTGAACTCGCAGGAACATCTCGACCACTGGCCAGTTCTCCGGCCAAATTCCGAAGTCTTCATCCGGTGGTGGTGGGAGGTCTTGCAGCTCAAGACCAAAGGCCGCGGCATCGTCGGCGGTTTCGTCCACAACGCCACCGCCT